GGTCAGTTTTTAAAAACAGATACAAATGGAGTTTTAAGTTGGGCTGCTGTTGATTTAACTGCTTTAAGTGCATCTAATTTAACTTCTGGAACTGTACCAGATGCTAGATTCCCTGCAACTTTACCAGCAGCGTCAGCAGCTAACCTTACGTCTATACCAGCAGGTAACTTAACAGGAACAGTAGCAGATGCAAGGATTTCTACACTTACAGCATCTAAACTTACTGGTGCATTACCAGCTATTGATGGGTCAAACCTTACAGGTATAACAGCAGGTGCGCAAGGTGGTGGCGGTGAATCTATATTTTTTGAAAGTGAAAATACTATGGATAATGATTACACAATAACTGCAAATCATAACGCTATGGTTGCAGGTCCACTAACAATTAATGCTACACTTACTGTAAATAGTCCTTCTGTTCTTACTCTTGTCTAATGGCAATATCAATTAACGGCACTACTGGTATTTCTGGAGTTGACGGATCAGCTTCCGCACCAGCCTTGACAGGAACAGATAGTAATACTGGCATAACATTTCCCTCTGCTGACACCATTAAGCTTTCAACTGCTGGGGTTGAAAGAATGTCGATAACAAACAATGGGGTTAGTGCAACTGGTCATATTTTGCAAGTTGTTCAAACTTACAAAACTGATTCAACATCACAAAGCGGTAACAGTTCTACTGTTTTTTATGATATTTCTGGAATGTCAGCAAGTATTACTCCTAGCAGTTCATCAAATAAAGTTTTAGTTATGTGGACTGCTCAAGTTGCATCTAGTGGTGCATCTAGTAGAGGTAATATTATAAGACTTTTACGAGGTAGCACAGAAATTGGAAGCGGCACAGGTGGTTCATCAACAAATGGACAGGTTTACCATAGAACAGTTCAATATAATCCAGAGACTAAAAATATGATGTATTTAGATTCTCCTAATACTACCTCTGCAACTACATATAAATTACAATGGTCAGTAGAG